ACTGTACTTATCATGCACAATGCCGCACACGACTTGCTGTGGCTGTGGGAGAGTGGCTTTAAGTATGATGGTCCTGTCTTTGATACCATGTTAGTTGAGTATGTATTACAGCGTGGACAGAAACAACCACTGTCTCTGGAAGCATGTGCTGAAAGGTACGAGTTGGATACCAAGAAGCAAGATACTTTGAAAGAGTACTTCAAGAAAGGTTACACAACACGTGACATACCACATGCTGAGTTGTCTGAGTATTTATCACATGACTTACATGCTACACAACAGCTTGCTAACAAGCTATGGTACAGACTAAATACAGTAGAGGATGCCAAGCTACAGAATACTGTCAACTTGACTAATGAAGTAGCTGTGTGCCTCTCACGCATTTATCAACGTGGGTTTGCTGTTGATACTACTATGCTAGAAGCAGTTAGGCAGGAGTTTATAGAGGAGAAAAGCAGTCTAATAAATTCACTACAGAATCAGGTACGTTTTCTAATGGGAGACACACCTATCAATCTTAATAGCCCAGAGCAGTTATCTTGGATAATATATAGCAGACAGGTAATGGATAAGACGTATTGGGCTAGTGCTATTGACCCATACATGGATGATGCAGACTTCCGTAGTATCGTAGCTAGTGGTACGAAGCGTGTGTACAAGACTAGAGCAGAGCAATGTAATGAATGTAACGGTACAGGCTTAGTAAGAAAGGTAAAGAAAGATGGAACACCATTTGCTAGACCCAACGGTTGTAAAGCATGTAATAGTCTTGGGTATAATCTGGTTAATCTACATGAGATAGCTGGACTGAAGTTCAAACCACCGTCAGCTAAATGGGCTAGTGCTAACGGCTTCAGTACAAGTAAGACAAACTTATCTATGCTTGAGGCATCTGCTAAGTCTAAAGGTATGGACTATGCAGTTAAGTTCTTGTCAGATGTACGCAGACTATCTGCTGTAGATACGTACCTGTCATCCTTTGTAGATGGTATATCTACATATACTAAACAAGATAACAAGTTACACGTACGGTTATTACAACATCGTACATCTACAGGTAGGTTCAGTGGGGCAGACCCCAACATGCAGAACATGCCACGAGGGGGTACATTTCCTGTCAAGAAGGTATTTGTATCCAGATGGGAAGGTGGTAAGGTACTTGAAGCTGACTTCGCACAGCTAGAGTTCCGTGCTGCCGCATATTTATCACAAGATGGAGTTGCAATTGAAGAAGTATCTACAGGATTTGATGTACATAGTTATACCGCCCAAGTTATTAGTGATGCTGGTCAACCTACATCTCGACAGGATGCAAAGGCGCACACGTTTGCTCCGTTGTATGGTGCAACAGGTTACGGAAGAACAAAAGCGGAAGCTGCATACTACGAACACTTCACAGAGAAATACCAAGGGGTCAAGCTATGGCACACCCGATTGGCTAAAGAGGCTTTGAATACACGTAAGATTACTACACCATCAGGTAGAGAGTTTTACTTTCCTGATGTACAGCGTAACGCTAGGGGTAGGGTGTCACACTTTACACAGATAAAGAACTATCCTGTACAGTCGTTTGCAACAGCAGACATTGTGCCTCTAGCATTACTACACATAGATAAGTTATTAAGTACATTTAAGTCTTGCGTAGTCAATAGTGTACATGATAGTATCGTTATAGATGTTCACCCAGATGAAGAGAAAGGAGTTATTGAGGTGATAAACAAGACTAACAAAGACTTACCAAACTTAATTAATTTAAGATGGGGTATAGATTTCAATGTACCATTATTATTAGAGGCAAAAATAGGTAATAATTGGCTTGACACGAAGGACGTATCCTGATATAACTATCGGACTTTCACAATAAAGGAGTATAAAATATGACACAATTAACAACAATAGATACTAACAACTTTGCGGCTATGGCTAAAGCAATGGGCATAGCTGACGTAGGTACTACTCAGAAGAAACAGAGTAGCACTCTTGCTCGTCTACGTATATCTCACTCACCTATTATGGGTGAGGCTGAAGTAAATGGTAAGCGAGTTAATATGGAAGTAGTTTCTGGTGGCTCGTACAGAGTAGAGATACCTGACGGTCCAACATACTATGCAACAAGCGTTGAACTACGTCCATATGTACAGCGTTACATGTACAAGAAGTTCTTGAAAGGTTCAGGCGATACACCTAACCGATATGTAAAGACTGTAATGGCTGACAATCTTAACATAGACTTGAAAGACAATGACGGTGGGTTCAACTGTGGTAAACCTGCAGGATATATTGCAGATTGGAAGTCACTACCTGAGAAGACACAAGAGTTAATCAGACAGATTAAACGTGTTCGTGTTGTATTAGGTACACTTAACCTTGTAGGTGCAGTTGACGCTTCAGGTAATGAAGCCGAAGCACCAAGAGATATCCCATTCATTTGGGAGATTGAGAACCGTGATGCCTTCAAGACTGTGGGTATGCTGTTCACTAAACTAGCCAAGCAAAAGCGTATGCCTATTCAGCACACGATGGTTGCTAACACAGAGGAAAGAAAGCTACCTAACGGCAACAGCTTCTACTTACCTGTAGTGTCTATCGATATGACTAAATCACTAGACATAACAGGAGAAGAGCAAGATTCATTTGCTGACTTTATGACTTGGATAGAAAACTACAATGACTATATTATCAATGCCTACGCAGAGAAGTCATCACGATATAATGATGAAGACGATGAGTTGATTGTTGATGGTGTTGTAGACATTGAACTAGACGAAGAGGTAGCCTAATGAAACATCCTGCTGAACTGGCGGTACATCAATACATGACGGATGCTGTCAAAGGCACGTCAACTATGTCTGACGCAACTATTAAACAGGTTGCAGATGACATACAGGAAGCATTGCATCGTCAGTTTGGTGGGGGCAAGAAGCGTAGCGACTTTAGGCTTCGTATGTCAAATGTTGGTAGGTCAGCTTGCCAATTATGGTACGATAAAAACAAGCCTGAAGTTGGTCTGCCCCTACCGACAACATTTGTAATGAACATGATGATTGGAGACATCGTTGAGGCTGTCTTCAAAGGATTACTTAAAGAGGCAGGAGTACAATATGAAGACAGTGATAAAGTTACTCTCAAGTTGGACAATATATCCATTGACGGAACATATGATATTGTTATTGATGGTGCTGTTGATGACGTAAAGTCTGCATCTAAGTGGTCGTATGAGAACAAGTTTGAATCCTTCGACACTCTAAAAGAAGGTGACGGCTTTGGTTATATAGCACAACTTGCAGGATATGCAAAGGCATCAGGCAAACGTGCAGGTGGTTGGTGGGTAGTTAATAAAGCTACTGGAGACTTCAAGTACGTACCTGCCACTGGTATAGATGTAGACGCAGAAGTGGCTAAGATAGAGGAGACTTGTAATACAGTCAAAGAAAATAAATTTAATAGATGTTACGAGGCAGAAGACGAGATGTTTCGTGGTAAGCCTACAGGTAACAAGGTATTAAATGTTCATTGCGGATTCTGTTCTTATCGTCACGACTGTTGGCCTACACTACAAGAAAGACCTGCTGTTAAATCACAGGCTAAACTACCTAGAATGGTAAATTATGTTGAATTATCAGAGGAGTATAAATAATGGAAGAACTAGAACAATTACTAGAACAGATTAACCAAGCAGAAGAACAGCTTAAAGAACTTAGAAAGGAGTATCAAGAGAAAAGAATGTCAGGCTTACGTGCCGCTATTCAAGCTAGGAATGAGGCAGATAAAATGATACAAGAAGAGTTGCGTTCTATAGGATATAAACAGTATAATCCTATTCCTCTTGACCAGTGGCGTAACTTCCGTGCCTAATCATAAACAATTTAGAGCCGCACGTAAGTATGGTTATAGGAGTGGACTAGAGCATAAGATATCTCTCTACCTTGATGAACTTAAAGTCGAGTATGAGTATGAGAAACTCAAGATAGAATGGGAAGACTTAGCTTACCGCACCTATACACCAGACTTCGTGTTGCATAATGGTATTATTATCGAAAGCAAGGGGATGTTTACTGCGGCAGATAGACGCAAGCATCTTGCAATACAGAAGCAACATCCCCATCTTGATATAAGATTTGTATTTGAAAACTGTAGACGCAAGCTACGAAAGGGTGCTAAATCTACGTATGAAGAATGGTGTATTAAATATGGTTTTAGATATTATAATAGGATAATACCAGAAGATTGGCTTAAAGAAAAAGGAAAGAACAAGCATCCTCGTTTCATAAAGTTTTCTGGTTCAAAAGTAAAAAGGAGATATAAATGATAGATAAGAAAGTAACAGAAAGCCTTGAGAAAGAGGACGTTGTAATTTGCATAAGACCTACTGTGTTAAACGGAAACGAATGGTCAGGAGATGTAAACATTTCTATACTAGCAGGTAGAGATAATCCACTGCATGATGATGATTACTACAGCCTATTACACTTTGCTAAGATGGTATGCGCTACAGTACCTATGATGGAAACATCACCAGACTTACGAAACATAGCACATGATTATGTTATGACTGAGGTAGATAATCAAGAACTGGACATAGAGTTTGAGCCTGAATCAGACAGAGGAAAAGTACTTGACAGGAAGGATAATGTTGTGACATTATCTTTTGGTAGCAAAACAAAAGGGAGCGCATAATGAATGACCAGATAAGACATGAAGAATATATGAAGCAAGCAATGGCACAGTCAGATGTAATAAATAATCCAAAGCACTATGAGCGTTATGCCATTGAGCCTGTGTCATTCATTATGAATAATGAGTTGCCTTTTTGGATGGGCAATGTTATAAAGTATATAATGAGAGCAGGTTATAAATCTAATACAGATGAGATAACAGATTTAAATAAGGCAAAAAGGTATATTGATATGCGTATTAATCAGTTAGAAGGGCGTGAGCCAAATGCGAGTTAAAGTATACATCACAATAAACATAGACCCCGAAGAGTATCCTGTACCTGCTGACGGTAATGTAGCGGAAGAGATAGAGGAAGGCATCAGAGAATACTTCTACGATGTCGGGGGTACAGATATTAGAAACATAAAAACCATACAGGAGTAATACATGATAAGTAATTATTTACCAACGGACTACCAGAACTTCATAGCGTTATCACGTTACGCTAGGTGGAAAGAAGATGAACAAAGACGTGAGAATTGGGGTGAGACAGTCGCAAGATACTTTGATTATATGACTAATCATCTCAAAGAAACATGTAACTTCACACTTGAAGATAAGTTACGTGCTGAACTAGAGGAAGCAGTGCTTGAACAACGTGTGATGCCAAGCATGAGAGCATTGATGACATCAGGTCCTGCATTAGACAGATGCCACGTAGGTGGATATAACTGTTCTTACGTACCTGTAGATAGCCCTAGAGCATTTGATGAGACAATGTACATCTTAATGTGTGGCACAGGTGTAGGCTTCTCTGTGGAGCGTAGCAATGTAGATAAGTTACCTGTAGTTAATGAAGAGTTT